TTTTGTAATGGTGAATTTGTCCCATAATTTTTATTATTCGTTTCTATTATTTTATTTTTTATTTTAGAATTTTCTGATGGTGTATTAGTTCCAAATTTTTCTAAACAAGTTTTTTTTCTTTTTTCTTTAGTTTTTTCACTTGAATCCATACATTTTTTAGAACAATATTTATAATATCCTATTGTACTATTTTTGAATTTAGTCATTTTACCACAATAACATTTTTGTTTTTCTTTTATATTATTATACCAATGATAAACTTGTTGTTTAAATGGTAATTCTATTAATTTATTTTTTTTTGAAAAATCTAAAATTTTATCTAAGATATCAGAAAAATTATCATCTAAATATTTATATCTAAACATTTTTCCTGATTTATCTAAATTCTTTTTAAATAATGTTCTCATCTTATGTTTCTTTTATACCTATATATAAATAATAAATAGTCATAAATAAATAATCATAAATAAAAAAGTCAGTAAAATTTTTACTGACTTTTTTCTTTTATTCATTTTAATATATTTTATTATCTAAAACCACCAGATTGAATACTACCTTTTTTCAAGATTGTTATATTATTTACAATGATACCCATACCTTTAATTATTTCGATATATGTATCTAACACACCCATTTGAAGGTCGATAATATAATTTGTATTATTTGTTTCATCAATAATATTATCATAGTCATATAGACCATATCTTTCTTTAAAATTTTGACAGATTTTATCAGATCTATATTTTATTTCGGCTCTAATTTCTTGTGTATTAAATTTCCATTGATATTTTAATAACATATCATACAGAGCATTTTCAAGTTCAATTAAAACTTCTCTTGAGTGAATTATAGAAAGAGAAGAATAAGGGAATACTTGTGCAGTTGATTCAGAATTAATACAGAATCCATTATCTTTTTTCTTAACGATTGGATTAAGTCCCATTTGATAAAGATTAGATAAATCATCATCTGAGAAATCCATTTCAACATCAGCAATATTAAGAATTCTACCATTTGAAATACCAGCAGCGATAGTCCATGGTTCAATAGATGATTGAGTTGTTAAGAATTTATTCATATAAGTTGTTGCAACATATGAACTTGGTGGGACATCTTTAGGTGCTCCATCATCATCAATGGTTACATATGGGAAGAAATAACCAACGGTTGATCTTCCAACACCAGTACTGAATGAATATAAGAATGATGGGTTTCTTGATTCGTCACCACCAGCTTTTAAATAATCAGTATTTAAAGTTATATCATCATTTATGAAATATGGATTAGTTGATTTTTTCAATGTTTTAACTGATGGTGCATTAACAAAGGCAAATGAATTTAATTTTGCACCACATAAATCTGTATATTGTTGTTTAGATGCAGCGGTTAAACCTAAACCAAAAGCATCCACCAAATATCTCCAACTAATTTTATTTTTATTAATTAACCCTTTTCCAAGATTTGTTTCTGGATCAATTAAATCTAAAATTGATGATTGTCTTGTTTCAGTTTTATTTGGTAATGATTCACTTGAAACAGTGAATGGTATTAATGCAACACCTTTATATGTTGAAACATAATCTTCAATTGTTGAATATGCGTGAGTTATATATGATATTCCAGTTACAATTTTACTATATTGAGTAATTAAAATTGGTGAATCACAAGTTATTACTTTTAAATCTGTATCAACAGTATCAATTGTAACAGTTACTATTCTTGTTAATTTTTTAGCTTCTTCTCCAGTTTCTAAATCATCTGAATCATAATATGCTTCAAGATAACCACCTTTTGCCACTTCAGAATATCTTGTTTTATCTACTTTAATTGTATAAAGATTATCAGGTAATTTAGAAGTATCTGGATATTCACCAAGTTCAATAGTTTGTTTATAATTTGAATTATTTGAGTATATGTATAAATTAGATTCATAATCAGTTGAAAAATCTTCAATAGCAATTGGAGATGTTTGATCTTCATTTGTATAATCAACATATAATATATCTGTATTTTGTAACCAAGCTTTAACATATATTTTATTTAATGGATTTACTGTATTATCAACATAAGCAAAATCACCATTTGATAAAATTCCATTATAATAATCTAAATATATATTTGAATATTTACCTATTACTCCAGCATTTGTTGTTTGTCCTGATCCAACTAAATTGGTTACAGTTTGAGTTGATGTAATCATTCTATCAGTTGATGTATCATTCATAATAAATTCATTATCTAAGAAATATAATAACCAACTAAACGCACCAGAATAATAATTTTCTGGATCTGATGCACCAACATCAATTTTAATATAACCATCAGTTGAAGAAGTTGGATCAACAGAACTGAAATTATCAGTTGTGATATAGAATTTTTCTCCAAATGTTTTTTGAATAATAACACCTTTACCATCATCAAGATTACTTTCAATTTCATTGTACGCGTTTCTATAAATTATTTTATTATAATCATTACTATAATCTGCTGATGAACCAGAAGTTGCACCAAATGATAATCTTATATAATTTGTTGTTGCTGTTGAACCAGAACTTGCAACAATATTCCCCCATCTTGAAAAATCATCTGTATCTAACATAAATTGAGTATAATCTGCATTTAATACAATATTTGTTGCTGCTGTTGCGGGAGTCCCACCAGAAGTCATTGATAAATGTACATATCCTAAAACAACATAATCATCATAATCATCAACAGTTGTTATCCAATTTGGTAATGCAGCACCAGTAGTTTCTTGAGTACCTTTTAATATATTCATTTGAGCAAGATTTCCTTTAGATAAATAGATAACATCATATCTTTCTAAATTCATAGTTGTTGTTCCTGTAGGTTCTCCTGTAAATTCTAATGGTTCAAGAAATGCTACAGTATTCCCAGTATCAAATGTATATCCAGTCCCATCTAAATTAAAAATAGAAGCAAGATTATTAGATAAATTAATTTCTGCTTTTTGTACATAAGAAGTTAATGTTGTGGTTGCACTAATATTAATTGGTGCTCCACCTTCAGTTGTACTAATTGAGAATTGTCTTCCACTATCAGTAACATCTTCAACATAATATAAGGTATTTGCATTTATGACATCATATGTTGCACTAAAATAAACAACATCATTTGTTGCTAATAAATCATGATATATTTCAGGAATTACACTTGGATCCATATAGAACCAAGATTTCCCAGCGTCATCTTTTACACCAGTCAATTCAACTAATGTTGTTGCAGTTAATCCCATTGAACAACCATGAATATAGTGATTTGTTTTTGAACCGATTCTAGTATCAACAAATACTGATGACATATCAGCGGCATAATTACCAAATGAATTTCCATAATCATCTAAATTTTGTGTTGTATAAGTTAATGTTTCAATTATTGAATCATTATATGATAAGAAGTCAATTGTTGTTGTTCCTGCATCTACAAGACTATTTCCTATTAAATCAACTTTTCCATTTGGAAATTCTGAATCTAATAATAAATCTTCTCCATAAGCACAAAATAATCCTGTTTTATCTGTATCATTATTAATTAATGATTTTATATACATATCTCTACCATTTATATCTTTAAAATATGGTATTAATGATGTATTATAATATCCTAATGTTGTAACATTTGTTTCATCAACAAATGCTTGAATTTTTGTTTTGTCAAGACCAGTTTCATCAAAATATGTCCCCCATGTTTGATCAGCAGCAAGCACTGAATAATTTGTCCAATCACCATCAATAATTAATACTGATACTAAATAATCAGATACTAAATCTTTTGGATTTAAGTATGTAGGGACTTTTGTTGTTCCTCCATACCAATCTTCTAAAGTAATATCAAATCCAGTAATACTTGATTTATAAATAAATGTAGTATTTATTTTATCACCTAAATTTGTTAAATGTAATAATCTATTTGTATCAATTGTTGGATCATTTATATAATCTAAGAATGATTCTGAATCTCTTTTCCAAAAATCTTGACGATTAAAAATTCTTGAATAAGGTATTTGGCTAGTTGTAGAATTAGCATATTCTGTTGCACATGACATTGATTTCCATGATGCATTATCTCTTGTGTCATCTGTCATTAATAAATTAAGGGCGTAGATAGGACCACTTTCTAACATTTTAAGACATGTTCGGTGAAAATATGATTCATTTCTTTCTAATCCTTTATCAATATCACCAAATATTGCTACAAAATCATTTGTGTTATCAACATATGTTGGATTATTAACAGGTCCTTTTTTTGAAAATCCTGGTACTAAATTTATTAAAACATCTTGTATTGGTAATTCAATTATTGAATTATCAGTCTCTGTTATAAATATATCAGGTCTGTTATATTTTCCTAAATCTTTATTTTGAATTGGCATAGTTAAATTTTATTTTTTGTAAACTATTCATATAAGTTTATTTTTATTATTTATTTTATATATTAAATAAAAAATTCAATTTTTTTTCAATTTTTTCATTATACTTAATTCTTATTAATTTAATATTATTTTCTTTACAGAAATTATTTTTTATATTATCTTTTATTTTTCTTAAAATAAATGCTTGTTCCCCACCAAAAAATTCTATTGCTTCAAAATGTTGTTTACCATCATATTCTATTAATATGTTTTTATTTGGTAGAAAAAAATCAAATGGTAATTCTTTTTTATAAATACATTTTTTAAATCTTTTTTCTTGAGTAAAATGAATATTTTTTTCTAATAAATATTTTTTAATTACTTTTTCTCCATTACTTTTTTTACAATGAGGACAACCTTGTTTTTTGTTTATATGTAGTCCTGGTCTCTGAGAAAAAATATTATTACATTTTTTACAAATTATATTTACTTTAATA